TCACGTCGAGGATGGATGTTGCAGGCACCAGCGCGACCACGGCAGGCGTGCCCACCAGTCGCGCGCGCAGGGCCTTCTGCACCTCCAGATCGGCAGTCATTTCGCCTCCTTGATGGCCTTGCCGATGTTGCGCTTGATCTTCGCCAGCGCCTTCTTTCGACCTAGGCGGAAGCCTGGCCAGAAAAACGGCTGCGGATCATGGCGCGTTGTTCCGTATTCCTGCAGGTGCGCGTATCGCACCTTGGGATTGCCTGCGGTGATCGCCGCTGCGTTCTCGGGCACCACGGTCGCGCCACCCGGCTGCGAGTAAGGCGGGGTTGTTTCCCCCGGTCCCGTCACCACGATGCTGGTCTTGAGATCCGGCGCGCCGGTCTTCGGGTCATCGGGCGCGAGCTTGCGCATGATGTCCGCGACGTCCTCCGCCGCCTGCACCAGGGCAGGCGCGACGGCATCACGCGCAGCCTTGGGAACGGCGCGCAGCCGCCTCTGAAAGCTGGCAAGGCCACCGTCATTGCTCAAAAGGTATACTCCCGGTATTCGGCCACTATCTCAGCCGCGCCGAAGGGCATGGGGCGCGAGGCATCGCCGCCCGCCTCCCGGTTTTCAAACCACCACGCGGCAAGCTGCATGACCGCCTCGCACAGCGCAGGCGGCACGGGATCCTGTCCAGCGCCCCCGAACTCTTCCTCGATCTTGAAGCCCAGAAGCCGCTCGACATGGTTTTGAGCCGCCTCGATCTTGGCTTGCAGAAGCACCTGATCTTCGCCCGGCGCGTCATCCGTCAGGGCGAGCTGATATTTCATGTCCTCAAAGGTGACGATTGCCATATCTCAATCCTCGCTGCGCCAGAGTTCGGAAGTCATCTGCAGATCGGCCTGCAGCTTGATGATCGCGTTCGCGCTGTCGAAGACCTCGGACAGCGACACCACCAGCGCGCGCCATTGGCGGCTAATGGTCTCGCCCCGAAGGACGATCCGAAACGCGAAGTCATCGATCGAACGGAAGGCATCGCGCAGAAGCACCTGCCCCGGATCGGCAGGATCGAGGCCGAAGACCAGCTGCACCACGCCGGGCGTCTGAATGCCCTTGAAGGGCCGGGTAATCGTGTCCTCACAGTCCGTTTCGTCATGGAGATCCCATTGCCCGCCGACAGAGCCAATCGCCTCGGCCTCGCCGATCTCCACCCACGCCCCACCCGGCACGCTGCCGGGCGCGGCGGGGCTGTCTGCGATATAGATGCGGCTGCCTGCGGTCGGGTAAAGCATCGCCTTATGCCGCCGCGTCCACTTTCACGATGTTGCTGTTCACCCAGAGAGAGGCTTGCAGCTTCATCACGTTGTTGGCTGCGTCCAGCGCTTCGACCGCCGAGGCCACCGATGCCACGAAGTAGCGCTCCGAAGGCGTACCACCGGTCGGCGCATCATTCAGCACCAGCTTGAAGGCATAGTCGCCACGCGCCTTTTCAGCGGCGATCAGGTCGATCTGGCCCGCGTCGGCATAGTCGAGGCCGAAGACAACCTCCATGGTGCCTGCGTTGCGGGTGCCCTTGAGGCGCCGGTCACGATTGGCAGAGATGCCTTGAAACACGATTTCGGCGCTGGTGTCTCCGACAGAGCCAAGCGCCTCGGCCTCGCCAATCTCGGTCCAGAGGGAAGTCTGGGCCGCGAAGTCGGTCAGAATGAAATCGGTCGATTTCGCCGCGAGAGGCCCGCCGATGTAGAGCTTCGCGCCGTTGGCTGCGTAGATAGTCATGATTGATCCTCACGGATGATGCGGCGCTCTTCGCGTTGCTTCGCGCCGGAGTGACAGGGGGTGCAGAGGGACTGCCAATTGGTCTTGTCCCAGAACAGGGCGCGATCGCCCCGGTGCGGGCTCTTGTGATCCACGACATTCGCCAGCGCGCCACAGCGGCCGCAGTAGGGATGCCGGGCGAGGAAGGCCTTGCGGGCTTTCTCCCAGGCACCGTCATAGCCGCGCTGGCTGCTATTCGGGCGGGTCTTGTCAAAGCGGGCCTTGCGTTCTGCATAGCGCTTCGCCGCGCAAGGGCACCGGGCACCCGAAGGCACCCGATGACCGCAAGCGCAGAGGTAAGGCGCCCGCGCCGGCATCAGATGGCCGGGCGATCAAGCGGCAGCGATACAGCCACTGCGCCAGCCGCGATGCTGGTGCCGCTCACATGGTCCAGCGAGAGCCGCACATAGGGCGCAAAGCCGAGATAGCCGAGGCGGTAGGTCGAACTGGCCGCAAGCGCTGCCGGGGCATCGGTGTCGATCACAGCGGCATCGGCATTCGTCCAGCCGGTCGAGCCGTCTTGGCTCTCCTGGATGGTCACGCCGAAGACGCCCGCACCGGCAATGGCGCCGGTGTTGACCACGAAGGCCAGCGCCTTGATGCCCTTGACGTGGATCGCCGGGCCTTGCGCGTCTGCCGTCTGCACCGCAGGGGCAAGGGCAAGATCGGCGCAGATGGTGTTGTAGAGGTCGCGCATCTGGGTTTCTCCTTACGCCGCTGCGATACGAAGCTTGCGGAACTTGGCCGCCTGGATCACTCGACCGCCGACGCGGCGGGTCGCGTGGATGCGGGTGAGCCCTTGGGTCGCCAGCAAATACGGGTTGACCAGAACCGACATGGCCAGCCGATCGACGATCCGGTAACCCGAGAAGTCACCGAAGATGATCGGGAAAGTGCCTGCTGCCACATCGTCCATGTCGGGAAGCTCGATCACCGGGCGACCGAGGATGGTTTCTGGCTGGCCCGCTTGGTAGGACGGCTGCCACAGGAAGCGCCCATCGCCGTCTTTCAGAACGCGCAGGACGCCCAGCGTGGTGCCATTCATCGCCCAAGTGCCAGCGCTGCGATAGGTCGCAGGCATGGCATACATCAGGCGCACCAGCGCGTCGGCAGTCACTTGGGTAGCATGGCCGCTTGCCGTATTGGCGATTCCCGCGTGCGTCATGACGCCCTCAGGCTGTCCCACGCCAGAGCCAGACACGAAGGCGAGTCCTTCCTTCTGGGCGAAGTCCTCGGTCAGAGCCAGACGCACCTCGGGCTCAGCCTGTGAAGCATCAGCTAGAAGTTTGTTGGAGATGTCGGTATGGGTGGACAGCTCATTCACGACCACTTCGGCTTGACCGAAAGTCGGCTCCGAGGCCGTAGACTCTTGCGTCTCGCCTCGCCACTGGGCATTCGTGATGCCGGTGCGGGTCGGGTAAATCACTGAATCGGCGAGTGCGGTACGCACGCTTGCCACGCTGCGAACGGGTGAAATCTCGACCAGATTTCGGATGAACTCGGCCGACATTTCCGCAGGGGCAAGATAGCCACCTTGCGGATCGCTCGCCACCGTCAGGGCTTTCAGCTCTTCGGCGGGGGTGTTGTTGCCCATACGCAGATAGGTGCCAAAGGCCTTGCGGTCTTCGGCGGCCTCCGGCTTGGGATCACCGCTTGGGCGATTGATCTTTGCCTCCAGCTTGTCGATGCGCGCCACGAGCGGCGCCTGGTCCGCCTTCTGTTCGATCGCTGTCAGCCGGGTTTCCACCGTACTGGTGAAGTCGCTCAGAGCCTTCTGAACGATGGCTTCTGCGCCCTCATCGTCGCCCTTCATTTCAAGGGCAGCGACAGAGCCGAGAAGCGCGGTCTTCTGCAAATGCTTCATTTGGTCCTCATTGAGAGTTGCGCGGTTGCGCGTTGCAGTGCTGCGGCAAGGCGAAGCGCGCCGACCGCGTCTTTGGCCGAAGTCACCCTCGCGCCGGGATGCGCCGGGATGGTCACAAGACTGACCTCCAGCAATTCCAGATCCTTGATTGTGCGGCCTCCACCCGGACGGGCAGTGGCCTTGCGGGTCATGAAGCCGATCGAGATGCCGCGCACCGCACCAGCCTGCACCAGGGCGCGAACCTCCCGCGCCCGAGGCACGTCATCGATCAGAAGACGCCCGGCCATGTGCAGGCCATCCGCCTTTTCGGTTGCAGCCTCCCAGACGCCGACCGGGTCGCTTGGGTCGTGACCGAAGAGCATCGGCAGGGGCAGCGTGGCCTTCGCGAATGCTCCCTTTTCGATGACATCGCCCACGCGGTCAGGGGTGGCGAACTTCCACGCTATGCCCGAAATCGCGCCGGTCTCGTCGGAGAGAACCTTTGTCTCGACATATGCGCGGTCCATCATTCTGCCCCCATGAATGCAGCGCGGTTGCCCGCCATGCCGTCGATCTGCTGATGCACCCACGCAGAGGCCCGCAGAAGGCGCAGGACGTTGGCATGGGTGAAGGGCACCGGCTGGCCGTCTTCCTCGATCTCCCAGCCCAGCACGCAGCGGGCGAGGCTGTTGAGGCGGCATTTCTCGCGCGCCTCGGCAGAGATGCGGCCTTCGTCGTCGGCAGCCTCGGCCAGCTCGTCCACCATGCGCAGACGTGCCCGCGCTTGGGTGGCGCTATCCGGGCCAGCGATGCGCAGGCGGATGCCGGTTTCCTTGCCAGTGACCGGATCACGCAGGGCAAACCACTTGCCCCGGTCCTGATCTTCGGCATTGG